TTTTTATGGATTAAGTTTTGTATTGTCTCCGTCTCAAAGATCCTAATGACAGTCCATATAATGCTCAAAGCAGCAGCCACAGCAGGTATCCAGCCCATTAGGGTGGACACTGTCGTAGTTACCGCCAGTGCGTCCACTGCGACTTTTGCTTCTTCCTGCATTTATCTTTTGGCCTTACCGATAACCAATGCACCAATCTCTAAGAACTTGTAGAGCTTACCAATGAGCTTGTCGTCTTTAGGAGTAGGAGTGAGTGCCGTAATGGCGCTACAGGCCGTTACAAGGGCTGTGAGGGCGTTTAAGTAGTCTAGTAGTAGCATTACCACGGTACTCCTGATGCTTGCGTTGGGTTCTTCTGCGCTTCAATGTTAGCCGCCAGTGACGCTTCAATAGAGTCCTTGTTGACACCGTTAGCAAAGCACCAGTCTAAAGCTACTTCTTCTGTGATGCTGTCGTAAGGAACGTAGTCTGAAGCAGAAGGATCTGGCGTGAAGCCGCAAGTGCCGTAGCTAGAAGCTGAGTAGGTCACAGCGTCATCGCCAGTTCCTACGGTCTCTGATGCGTTAGCTCGCCAGTGACATACGACTACGCCACCGTCCGCAAGCGTTCTTTCCATTTGGCTAATTTGCCATACTGTTGTCATGTTGTTACTCCTTAAGATTCTAGTGCCGCGATACGGGCGCGTAGTGATTGTATTTCTTTGACAAGCATTGGGACGAGCTTTGAGTAATCCACGCTCATCATTTTTTCTGAATCTTCTGGTTGATATACTGAATCAGGACAAACCAAAGCAAGTTCCTGTGCGACCATCCCGTAGTCATGGTGTGCGCCCCCAATCATGTCGAACTGTCTAACCTGTAGCGCGTCAATCGTACTTCCCGCATCAGCTGCGTCAGTAATATTCTCCTTTACTCGACTATCCGAAATGCTTGTGAATAAAGTTGCTCCTCCTGCACTACTGGTGATTTCTCCTCTCAGTGACCCTGCGTTAAAGAATTGGTTGTGTACTCTCCCAACGCCTGATGCTCTGTATGAATAACAGGTTCCATCCTTAGTATGCCAATGGTTGTCCTCTGTTAAGGATGTTCCACTTACCAGCAAGTTCCCGCTGGCATCGATGCGCATGGTCTCCGTAGCGCCGTTTGAAGTGCTAAACGATAATGGGGCCGCGGCGCCTGCACCTGTTGAGGAATCGATATTTATTTTGTACACAGATGGGTGAATTATGCCGTCTATTTTTAGCGTACCTGCGGTTGCTTGAGTACCTGAAGTCTGTAGAAGCAAAAGATTTCTAGTTGCAGAGGATGCTCCGCCATCACCTGCTACCGCCGTGTCTATATTTACTTTTGCGGAAGGCGAAGTCGTACCAATACCCACGTTGCCTGCGGGAGTCAGTATCATTTTGTTTTGACCAGACAGCGATGGATAGCCATCTGCTTTATACGCAAAACTTAATGAGTTTTCAGTAACTCCACCTCCGTCATCATAGCCAACCGCCCAGTTCCCTGCGGTTTGACCTTGACTAAATACAACCTTACTGTCGCCTGCGGCATGGGTTTCAAGGGTTAGTTGAGCATCGCTAGCACCTTGGTCAATATGGACAATACTCTGAGGCGAACTCGTACCAATACCCACGCGGTTATTAGTTGCGTCAACAACTAAAGTATCTGTATCTACAGTAAGCCCATCCGCCGTGACCGAACCCGTGACATCAATGCCTGTGGCTGTGGTGGCTAGTTTTGCAGCATTGTTGTGATACATAGTTACTGCGCCGTCAGTCACAGCAGTCATCATGAATTCGTTGTCTGCTGAGTTCTTTAACTGGAAATCAGTTGCTAAAACTTTTAAGTCATTTGTGCCTTGGTCACTGATATAGCTGTTAGTCCCATCATGATAAATCTGTAGGTCGCTGCCAGCGCCGAAGATGGCTTTAGTGTTGTCCCCAAAGGTTACGTCTGATGCAGGGTTAGTTCCAAGTTCAAGAACAGTACCACCTGAGTCTTCCGTGTACAGTCTCTTGTTAGTTAAGTCTACGGCAAGCTCTCCAGCTACCAAATCGGAGGCTGTGGGAGCACCTGAGCCGCTTTTAGTTACAATTGTTGTAGCCATTGTTTAATTCCCTTGTTAGTAAGTGCCGCCTGAGAGCGTACCAGTTGTCATGTTGTCTGCGTTTAAATTTGATAAAGTAGCTACTGCTGCCGCTGCCGAAGCTGCCGCTGCTGTTGCGCTTGCTGCTGCGTTAGTTTCGCTTGTACCTGCATTTGTTTCGCTCGTAGCCGCCTCTGTTGCACTGTTAGATGCGTTGGTTGCGGAGGTTGCAGCGTTGGTCTCGGAAGTAGAAGCATTGCTTTCAGACGTAGCAGCAGCCGTTGCAGAGTTGCCAGCATTAGTAGCCGAAGTCGCTGCGTTTGTTTCCGAAGTTGCAGCGTTGGTTGCGCTTGTGCTTGCCTCTGATGCTTTGGTTGTAGCCGTAGTGGCGCTACCCGCTGAACTGGTGGCACTGGACGCTGCGTTGGTTTCTGAGGTAGCCGCATTGCTTTCACTCGTTGCTGCGTTAGTAGCACTGGTGGATGCTTCCCCTGCCTTATCTGACGCTGTGGAGGCACTGGTGGAAGCGTTGCTTTCACTTGTCCCAGCGTTAGTGGCGCTGGTTGCTGCATTAGTTGCGCTAGTACTGGCCGCTGTAGCACTTCCAGACGCATCTGAGGCGCTTGTGGCGGCTTCTGAAGCCTTAGTAGTAGCTGTGGCAGCACTAGCCGCTGCGTTCGTCTCTGACGTTCCTGAGGCGGTTGCAGAGGTTGCTGAATTAGTAGCACTTGTGGCTGCGTTGGTCTCACTGGTTGCGGCAGCGGTTGCACTATTGCCAGCGTTAGTTTCCGAAGTTGCAGCATTGGTTGCGCTAGTTGCCGCTGCGGTGGCGCTGTTGGCTGCGGCAAGTGCGTCTGCGTCTGAGGCAGTTTCACTGGTAGCAGCGTTAGTTGCACTTGTGGCCGCTGCGTTTGCAGAGGCTTCTGCTTCATTTGCTTTTGTAGTAGCAGTTTGAGCGTAGACTGCTATTTGACTGGCGTAGGCATCCGTAGAACTATCTCCAGATCCTCCGTCCCCTCTAAATATCGCCATACTTGCTCTCCGCTGTTACTAAAAAAATAAATGAATAAAAAGTGAGGTACTTGCCCTAAGGCTTTCCCTCACACATATTTTTATAGATTAAGCGGCTACAGCCAATACAAAACCTGATTCTGGTCGTAACGTCTTAACACCGTAGAGCGTGTCTGCGGTATAAAGCGTACCCAAGAACTCTTGCTTGTACTGAGTCTGTGAGCGGATGCCCTGCTGTTCAGCCATAACCATCGTGTCCTTATGGACAAGGAAGGCAGCTTTAACAGTCGTGGTGTACGTCAAAGGACAGTTGCTGGTGGTGAATACGTCAATGCCGTACAAGTTACCAATCTTACCGTTCTGTACGCTGCGTCCGTCAACAAAGTCAGAAGACACATAACGCTCAACACCCATGATTGCATTACGCAGTGAAGGAGGTACAACAAAGGAACGATTGTCCATTGGTACGTCTGCATCGTCCATCTTCTGAATCAAAGCTCGGAAGCCAGCGTCAGTAAATGCGTTTACAGTACCTGCGCCTGCATAAGCTTCAACACCAGTACCGCCTGAATTAACAATAAACGTAGCACTGTTAGTCCAGTCAGAACCGTCACCGTCACCAAAGGACTTGCCCAAAGTGAAGAGGTCGTTGTCCACTTGCTTGGCAAGGGCGTACCCTGCGTCACCAGTGTAGAACTGTCGTAGTGAAGACAAAGCTTGTGCTTCGGTGATGTCTTCAATCATGCGAGAGTATTCAAAGTGCTTGTCAATAACGACTTGTACTTCACTCTCAGTGTCTGCCTGAATCGTTACAGCGGTCTTTGCTGCTTTAGCAGTAGCAACGCCACGGGTAGGCTTAGGAATGTGGATGGTGTCCCCTTTCTTACCAGTCATTGCCATCTTCTTAACGAGATTAGCAAGTACTAAGTTAGCTTGATAAGCAGCGACAATCTCGTCACTCCAAATTTCGGGGATAAACGTTGCGGCGCGAGCATTATCTACTGCACCTGTTTGGCTGGGCCATACTGAAGTAGCCATAATATTTTTTCCTTAATAGATTAGTTTCGTACCCTCCCCTCTTGGTAAGCCTTCATAATCTCATCGGACAATGATTGATACCGTTCAGGGTCTGTACGCATAAGTTTAATAATGTCTGCCCTTCGGTAAATCTTTCTCGTTTTTGTTTCAGAACTACCAGTGGCTGCGCCAGTTGATGCGTTCTTTACAGCTTGCTTACGACCTTGCTTTTCAGCATTAGCTGTTTGTTGTACAACCTGCTTACGTTCTTTCCAAAGGGTAAACAGTTCGTGTGCAGCTTCATAGTCGTATTGCTTGTCTGCTTGTACGTACAGTTGAGTCCGTATCTTTGAGCCTTTAATCCATTCCGCAAACTTATCATCCGTCAAAATGTTTTGCATGTCGGGATGATCTTTCTGAAGTTGAGACAGGGCAGTGGTCTTTTGGTACTGCTTACTGATGTTCTCAGCTTCTCTGATCTTTGGATGGTTATCAATGGCCCGTTTAACGGCCTCTTCTGGATCCGAGAAAAAATCCACCTCATCAACAGTTTCTTGTTGTTGTGGTGCTTGTTGGTTTGAGAGTTGTGTCTGAATATAACTATCAACAACCTGTCTTAGTTCACCTACTTCAGAGCTTTGACGGCCCAAGAGCTTTTCAGCTTCTTGGTGCATCCGTACAAGATCTTCTGCGGATTTACCTCTGTACTTGTCTGGGATTTCTGATTGAGTTTCCTGCTCTACAGGGTCATTTTCAAAATCACCAGCCTGTTCAGTTTCGTCTGGTTGTTCTTCGTCATCAAGACGCTCATCTAAGAGTGTAGCCATTATTAAATCTCCGTACTAACGTATTATGGAGTGACATGGTTTGTATAAGAAAGGTCTACTCCGAGTTTGCCTTTCTTTCTAGTTTTATCTTCTGTTCGCGTTGTTTAGCCCACTTCATAGTAGCACCTACAAAGTCCCCACTAATGGGGTCAAGTGAGCAACGAACGGGAGATATGATTCTAGTTGCAATTTTATTACATAAACCACAGGTGTGTTCTGTCTCGTCGGAGGCTACTAGGGCCTCCGTAACGTGATTGTCAGGGCATCTGAAGTCAAAAAGAAGACGCATTAAGCGGCTTCCTCCTGATCGTTGTCCTGTGGGTTATTGCGTTCTTCAATAACGCTTTCTAGCTGTGCTTCAAGGTTAAGAACATTAGCCATGATTGCAAGCTGACCTTTACGAAAGAATAAGTCTGTTAAGTCTTTAGTGACCTCAACGGAGTTGACGTTTGGGACGCTTCCTCTGAGATCGTTTAAGAAATACTCCCAGCCTGAGCTTCGGAACATTTCTTGCATACTTCTGGTATAGTCTTCAAATTCTTGATCGTTCACTGTTTCTCCTTTAAAGGACAGATTAAAGTTGTGTACTTAATGTACAGGTATATTATACCATATTTTAGACAAAAAGTCAAGCTATTTTTTAGTCTTCTTACTTGCCATTGTCATCTTCTTACCAGTCTTCTTAGCTGCTTTCTTAGCAGCCGCCATACCAGCTTTGTCGTAACTATAGCTTTTTCCACCTACTTTTGGCATTACCATTTCTCCTTGTTGGCCCAATAAGCCGCTGACATTTTACCTTTTGCAATATTTGCCGCATGACGAGCTTTAAATGATTTGCGTCTGGCTTTCTCTTTCTCAGTTGTAGGGGCTTTACCCGCACCACTCACACCTTGCTGTCCAAACCTAATTGTCTTTGTTGTGTCACCTTCTTTGGCAACGACTACGTGGGACTTAGTTGGATGGTTAGGCGTTCTCTTTGGCTTGTTGTAACCGCTTACTCCCGCCCTTTCCAGCTTTGAGTCTTTCTTCTTCGGCACTTTCTAAAACCTCCAGTCTTTCAAAAAGTAAAGCAAAGTTACGATTAACTTGTGCTACAATTTCTTCTAGTTCTCTGTTACTGACCATTTGGCCCTCTCGGTTGCATTGGGATAGTGTTGTTAGGTGTAGACTTTTTCATAGCCTTCTCTTTTAACAGCATATCGGCTACTTTAAGTCTACGCTCAAACTCTTTGTCGTCCTCAGTGCCAGACTTTAAGTTAGTCGTCACGGCCTTCATGCGATCAATCTCAAGCTCCTGAGGCATAAGTTGTGTTTCCATAGCAATCTTCTGCGCCCTTGCCTGAGACTCCTGAGCTTGCCCTGAGAGGGCCGCTGTCTGAGACTGCTGGAACTCCATCTGAGCCTGTTGCGTGGCTTGTTGAACCTGCTGCTGCTCTGGAGTGGGCTGTCCTGCTTGCTCTAGGCGTTGCATCAGCTCTTCACGGTTGGACAGGTTCATATTATCAATGATTGCACTAATCAAAGACGTATACAA